TTGCCTTCGTAGAACGATCCGAATATGTGGTTCTTCAGGCTCTGTATCTCGATCCGTTGTGGTGGCAGTTCCCAAGTGATGTTGCCCCTCATCTGTAGCAGTTGTATCATGGTGTTGAAGTTTGAGTTCTGGTTGCGAGCTATTGCCAGACTGTGCTTGTCGTGTATGACATCTCCCGACTCGGTCTTGAACGGGAAGGGCTGTCGGAGGTTGCCGTTGTCCGTTATGTCAACCAGGGTGTGTATTCTATACTCGTGCATCAGTCTTGGTGCTTGACCTTGTTCCAGTAAACATAGTCTGGTTCCAGGTACTCATCTAGTTGTTTCTGTCGGTTGGGATTCTTGGCCAGCCACTGCTCCAACTGTTTGCGGCCTTTCTTCTCCATCGTCTGTATGTCGTTCCTGGAGTGCCTGATGTGCCGCAGGTGTGGGAAAGCACCATAGCACAGGAGTCTGTGTCGTTTGGCGAAACGCACCATCCTGTCTCCGAAGTTCTCGTCCACCTTGATCAGGTGCTGTGGCTTGATTTCTTCCATGATGTCGTGTGTCCTCAGTGTGGCCCTGTGGAAGTGTGGCCACATCTCCATCATCTGTTCGTTCTCCCACCATGAGTAGTAGGGTAGCATGTGCATGAAATCCTTTATGCCCGACCACCATCTCTCCCGTGGTTCCCTTATCGTGGTGAATATCTCTGACTGATCCTCACATTCCTCGAAAGGTGGTTGTTGTAATACCAGACTGCCGTACTCATTCCTCAACCATGACTTTACATTCCTGCCGCCACTGATGTCGTGATCCAGATATCTCATCCTGTTCAGAGCCGTCCATCCCTCCGGCATCGCCTTGGGCATGGCGTATATTATGGGTGTTTTGTCCCTGAGTTTTGAGTCAGGACCCAGTATTATCGACAATGATTGTTCTAGTGGTGTTGGCATAGGAATATTTAATCACAAAAAAAGGGCGAACCTAATTAAAGATCCGCCCTTTTGGTAATCCAGTCTGTTGACTAGTGGCTATGCTTACGCATCACCCCTTTGGTCGAACATTCCGTAGATCGCATCGTCACCTGTTGAGCCTACGCCCTCTGGTAATAATGTTCTCATTTTTACATGAAGTTGTCCAGCCGCCGAGTCACCTGAGATTACTGCTCTGATGTCTGCTTCTAGGTCCGCTTCAGCGTCAGCGATTACAGTGGCGTCAACATCCATGTTGATGTCACCTGCTGAGTCCGCCGCGTTGAACTGTCCTGGTGTACCTTCACAGATGTACTGGTAAGACGTGATAGACTCATCAGCACTGATTGAAGCCGCCTCGGCCGCATCGTTGTCAGTGGCTTTCGCCGCTAATCTGTAAGATGCCGCTAATAGCGTACCGTTCTTGTTCACAACTTTGGTTGTTTGATCAAACACTGAATCTAACGCCTCTGGTGTGGTCTGAGGTGCGATGTCTTCGTTGTTCCAGATAACTTCGATGAAAGTTAATCCTTTTCCATTGAAAGACTGTCTTCTTGTTAGATCAGTAGATCTGTTTTGTGTGATTGGCATTTGTAAATCCTCCTATTATGAATCTAATTAGATTGCTAGGTTGTTTACAACTGCTGTTGTACCACCATCATTTAGGTTTACTGAGTCAACTGTTCCCAACGCCTTGATAGCCGTTAAAAGAGTTGAAGCCGATCCAGCCGCACTTTGAGTAGTAAGTGTGAATGAACCACCTGCGCTCGCTGGTGAACCAACTAGAGCGTCAGCCGCCTCTGTGATGTATGTTTTCTTAGAAGTAGTACCTGTACCGTTGAATAGAGCACCTGAACCCACGATGTTGGCGTAAGTCTGGATAGTCTTCTCAACTAGATCGATAGTACTGTCTTTTGCCGTTTTAGCACTCACGTCTTCTCCGAATTCAACAGATAAGAACTCTAAATTTCTACCTAAGAACTCTTCGTTTGGAGATACGAACGTTGTGTTGTTTTCTGATATTGCCATTTTTAATCCTCCTTTTTATCTGATTTAAATGACTATGATGCCGCTCAGGCATCAAGTTAATTGTATTTATGGGTGTGTTTGGTAAATTATGCTGTAATATTAAGATTTAAGCCAAACTTCGTCACTTTTGGTGCGGATTTCTAGCCTGTAGCCCAGATTCTTCAAGATCTTCTCTGCCACACGCACCACCTCCGGTCTCTTGTTCCTCTTCATTTCGATATTGATCACTGGTGTGTTCTCGGCTATGGTCTCCTGTGCGCCCTTGACCAACAGGTCCTCGTAGCCGTCCACGTCTATCTTGATGAAGTCTATGTCAGTCAACTCAAAACTGTCCAGCGTACGGATCTGTATGTCACCGGGTCTGCGATCCAACTTCTGGTGCAGTGGTTGTGTGAAAGTGGCTGTGTGTTCTGAATCACCCAGTCCAACTTCGTGTAGAACCGCGTTCCGATCTGAAGGTATGTTCCTGCGCCAGCATTCCGCAAACACAGGGTTGGGCTCGAAGCAATAGACCTGTTCGAAGTCCTGCATCAGGCTCCTGGTCCACATGCCCACGTTGGCGCCCGCATCAACACAGCCACGCCATGATTTTATGTGTTTGTAGGCCTCGCGCCTCAGTTCCGATTGTCCATCACCGGCATTCTCGATGAACGTGGGTTCTGTGTGCGTTCCATGATAGGCCACCCAGAAGTCTCTTCCTGTCGGATAGGTCATTTTTTCCTTTTACACTGCTTACATCCACAGTCAGGACAGTCCAGGCACTCGGTGCATGATTTCTTACAGTGCTGTTCACAGCCACAACGCTCACAGATGTACTTGATCATCACAGTGCCCCCTTGGCGGCCCTGTGTAGGTCCGTGCCTGCCAGTTTGGCGCCCAGGTGCTGGAGCAGTTTGTTCCTTGTGGCCTGCTTGTTCTTGTCATCCAACCTATTGTAATTGGCAATATTTCTTCTAAGATTCTTGTAATTGGCGTCCGTTATGTTGAGTGCCCGCTCTAACTGTGTCAAATTCTTGTAATGATCCTCCCAGGTCCTCATGTATCTCCTCAGCGCCATCACGGGCACCGGTTGCCTCTGCCTCATGGCCTGCGCCTGGTTCTTGTTCTTGAGTTTCTTGGTGATTTCCGGGTCTCCACTCACTATGGCCAGCATGTTGGCCAGGTCATTGTTGATGATCCTGACCTGGTCGAACGTGCCCTTGGCCATGGTCTGGTCAGCGTATGATTTAGCGAAACCCGCCGTGTCCTTGTGCTGGCTCATGAGTGCCAGTGCCAAGAAACTGAGATATATCCTCTCCGTTACCTCTGGAAAGGTGTATCTCTGCAGGTCACTATGTCGCCTAATTACTTTGCCCTCAGATACATACTTTAAAAATGGTGTTAACATACAGGTATTTATAGAATACTATGCAACGTAATTTTATACTGACAGACGTGATGAAGACCGGAGATCACCTGAGACTAGAACAGTTTATCAACTTACATAGTTTAAAAGATCAAACTTTTGATTCAACCGGCGAGTATTACACACTGCATGACCATGACCTTGACAGTTACGACAGGAAGTTCGCGGTGATCGACATAAGTTCATTGCCAAAACAAAATGTGGTATCGAGAAACAAAGAATTTGTTTTGGAATTAAAGAGACGTTGTGATTTGTTACACAGTCAAGGTTTTGTTTTCATAAAGGCCAACCCATGGGAATCACTGGAGAACATACAAAGTACAACACAGTATCCAGAAATTGAATTAGAACATGTAAAGTGGACAGGTGGTGTCAGTTGGTTTTGGTATTACATGTACACTAAACATAAGGATAAGACTTTCAACTTTGATCACTCTAACAAAAAGTATGATTTCCTGTATCTCAATAAGCAAGTAAGAGCGCACAGAAAAAAATTGTATGACAAATTATTTAACAATGGCATATTGGAAAACAGTTTACACACCAGCTGGCCCTCTCGAAAACTGCCCGCGGAATACGAATTGCCATGGGCGCAGGACTATCCACGGTACGGCATGGACCAAGACATATTCGAGAAGCCATACAATGATACTGCCTGTAGCATTGTGTCAGAAACCAACGACAACGACTATGAAGTGTTCATGACAGAGAAGATATGGAAACCGATCATAGCACAACAACTTTTTGTCGTGCATGGCAATTATCTATACCTACAGAAGTTGAGGGATATGGGCTTTCGAACTTTCAACAATTATTTTGAGGAGGTTTATGATCTGGATAGAGATCCTGACATGCGTATAAACACCATAGTCGACCTGTGTGATCGTCTTCGCGATGCGCCCTGGCAAGACATTTATCTGCAGACCCAATCATTAAGGCAACACAATTATAATATTTTTTTTAACAAAGAAAAATTGAGTTTAGAAATCAACAAGACGTTGAATCTATTTCTTGAATTTGCTGATCGCGGTTAAGTTCCTTCTAGAAAATCCCAACCTATCTACCAACTTCACAGCACTGCCTGACTTGTCCACTGCCACGAATCCCTCGGGCTCAGTGACCTCCAGTCCCGAGTCTGTCTGCTGGAATGATCCTATTGCCTGCGCCTGGTTCATCTTCCTCAGTACGAAAGCCTTCATGGTCTGTACCGCCCTGTAGAATGTCAGCATGGCCTGTAGTGGTTTCTTGGCCCTGTTGAGGAACACGGGCATCTGTTTTATTTTGTCCTGTCGCAACTGTAAGGCCTTCTGCGCCTTCAGTCCGGACATCTGCTGTGCCATCCTGTCTGCGTAGAATTTCTTAAATCCCAATAAGAACTTGTTGGCGTCGTTGGGCAGTTCTCCCTCCCTGACTCGGGCGTTGATGTACATCTGGAACATGGGCACGAAGTCCTGGTTCTGTCCCAACACGCTTGATAAGTTCCTTGGCACGTTGTTGAGTAGTGCCTCTAGTTTCTCAATGCCGTTGTAGAACTGTTTCGTCTCGGCGTCCGTGAACTTGGCCGATCCTGACACGTCCTTGTAGGTGGCGTTGTCAAAAAACACGTCCGGTGATCGGGTGAATGCATCGACGTCCGCTCCGGCCTGTGCGTTCATGTCAGCCAGTGAGTCTCCCACGTATGTGGTGTGAAATATTATTCCAACTTTTGCCCTGTCTATCTGCTTCCCCAGATCCGATTGCTCTGGCACTGCGTATGTGATAGTATTGGGCGTGAATGTTAAATTGGGTTTGCCATCGACGTTCTTACGTGTGATGTCCTCGTCCGTGAATAATAAGTCTCCCTGGTATACTCCCGTCATGTCCAGTTTCTTGATATGAACAAGACACTTGAGTAATTTCTGGCCCAGGTCATCCGTGCCGTGGTTGTTGGCAATGTCGCTTTTGGTGTAGTTGATCTTTGCCGCCTTGGCGAACACTGATTTAGTACCAACGAAAAACCTGCCGTTGTCAGGGTTGATACCACACACCACCGCCGGTGCGCCATCCCACTTCACGGAAACCTTCACGGCCTCTGAACTGGTTCCTTTTAACGTTAGTAATAAACCTCTGAAATATTCTATTACAGCACGTCCACCCTCGTAGCCGTCCGTGATCACGATGTCCTCGATGTGCTCCAGGTGTGTCCTCTTGAATTCTGTAAGGACGTCTTCTATCAACATTGGATTAGTCCTCTTTGTATTCGCCGTCTCGGATCTTAAGCACGTTCTCTTTGATGTCTCGATTCTCTTTGATGCGTGCCACACCTTTGCTGAACTTGGATGCGTCCATGTTCTTCAGTGCTGAGTTGAATTTCTTCTCCAGTTTGAATGCTGTGTCCTGGTCGAAGTTCTCCCTGATGTAGTGCATCAACCTTATGGCACTCTCAAGGATGTGTGATGCCCTGCTCTCAACGACCTCCTCCTTGTCTCTTTTGAGAGGCATCGAGCTTAGTTCTTCCAGTAGGCTTCGAGTGTGTTTGTGCATATCTAAGGTATTTACTCTTTATTGTAACAGAATAATAGCAAAAGTCTAGTGTGTAATGTAGTCTAAAATGTATTTTTCTAGTGCTCGATACTGTTCCGGGGCATGATGGACATTGAAATCCGTCTGCTCTTTGTTCTTCATGGTGGACCACATGTATCTGTTACCACAGAAACCAAATATGTCAATGATGTTTTTATTGGCGTTTATCATTTTTACCTTTTCAAATCCTTTATACCCTTTGATATGTTTTTTGTCAAATTCATTGCACATGTCAAAGAAAAGGTATTTTATTTTCCTATTTTCTAAAAATGATGCCAACAAAATGATTTCTGTGAATAATTTGTCCCAATAGGTTTTGATCGTTGGTATGGAGCCGTAATACAGATCCACAAGTTGCTTTAATTTGACCTTGCTGACATCTCTGTGGAGATTAAGTTTTATGTCATCTAGTAATTCCTTTCTCTGGATTGGGGACCATGAACCATCTAGCTCATCTTCATCGTCGGAGACAGCCAGTTCCCAGCGATGCGAAAAGGTGATGGGAACTATAACGAAAGCAGGATCACTGTTCTGAGAGATCCATTCTATCGTCGACCTACACGTCCTTTGGAAACTGGTTGCCACTTTTGAAATATTCGTGACACTGTCACAGCCTAACCCTTTAACGAAATCGGCACTCGGTGTCCAACACTCTCCAAAACTACAGCCGTTCAAGAGTAAGGTTTTCATTTCCTGTATACGAAGTATTTGCGTGAATTTGTGTCGTCCCTGATGTCTAGAACCTGGAGGTTGAACATATCCGCCAGTTCTATGATGAATGGCACGTTCCAACTGAAGAACTCTATCCACTGGGCCTCGGGTCGGTCGTGCTGTATTCCTGGGTTGACCCTGAAGAACATGGTGCCGCCCTCCGCCAACAGGTTAACACACCTGCCCACCTCCGCTATGATCTTGTCTCGGTTTCCAAAGTTCACAGAACCCAGACACAGTATCACATCAAACTTCTGATCTGTCTTGTAGTCCAGTGTGCTGACTTCGAAGTCTGCCCGATCATTGTATGGATCTATTCCGATGAGATTATTGATCTTGCCCTTGAACTCGTTGTAGCCACAGCCCACATCCAACACCGCACGTGGTTTCAGGTCGTTGACTTCGTCTATCAATGCTACACCCGAGTACTTCCACTTCTTCATGTCGTTCTGCCAATACTTGGAGAAATATCTGTGTAGGCAGGCATCGTCTATTACCTGTGTGTATTCCTCCAAGGTTTCACATCTCTTCACCACCACACCAAACGTCTCCATAACATATGGTTGTGTTATTTTGTCTAGATCGTTTTGGCTGTATGCCAGCAGTTGTGCGAATATCTTTTTGTTCATCTGTACACGTATACCTTGATGTCTTTTTCTGTATAGTTTTGTGTATGTATCCTATCTCTGGGCCCAGGAGATTTTATTCCCAGCGTCCCGCACAGGTCAAAGTTGTCCGTGGGACAGGCGATCCTGCTAAGATTCTGCTGAATGAACAGGGTGATGTCTCTGTTCTGCGATCTGATTTGCGACCACATGTTGTCTGGGTCCTTGTAGTAGGTTTTGTAGTTGGGATAGGTGATGTCGAATCCTCCCGCCTGCATCCACCAGTCGTAGCACTCAAGATGACTGCGGTACACCATCACGATGGGATATCCCAGAGTCTTAAGTTTGTCCAGTTGGTGTGCGAACGTGTGTGACTTGATGATCCTCCGGCCCGTTCCCGAGAAAGGACGGTCCCAGTGTTCAGGACCGTTGTCGAACTCCATACCGGGGTCGAAGTAGGCACCTTGGTGTTTTACCACGTCCTTAAGGTATGTCCTCTCACTGGTGCTGTCTGAACGATCTATGTCTGGTGACTGATATATGTTCTCAGCCACACTGCTCCACTTGGATCCCGGTGCACCAGTGAAAAGAATGTACGTCACTTGGTCAGCTCTTCCTTGTACACCGTGTTGTAACCTAACTGCTGGCTTTTGAAGTCAGCCAGTGTCTTGAGTGCTTTAGGTGTGATGAAACTCTTCAGAGTTCTCACAGCGGCGTCACCATCCTCACCTGTCCGCCACTCGTAACGGCCCACCTTCTTCTCGATGGCGGCCACAGACTCCGGATCGTTGATCATCCTGTTGAGAGCGTCCACGAGTTTCTGTCGGTTGGGATTGCCCTTGTTGACCCAGAACGCCTTCTGTAGTGCGTCCCTCCAGCTCTTGACCAGTTTGTATGCGTCATAGAAGTCACCGCTTGGTGCCACTCCATGTGTCTTTTCATACAGTGCCTCGAATGTTGGCTCTGTGAAGTTTGGGTCCACACTGTGCTTTCCTGTGTTTACGTCAAGCAACCCATGATGGAACCACGTGTATGCGTCACCTTTACCTATAATAGGCAACACGTGTTTTTTATAGGCGGCTGGATTTTCTCTGGTGGCATTAAGATCACCTCTGATGAATGCCAATCTCCTCTCCGATCCACTCATTCCTTTTACCCATACTATTTTTTCATTGAATGTTTGTATGGGATCTGCGTTGGGGCCTGATAGCAACAGCACGATGGCCATTATCTCTGGG